AACTTTTACGAACTCATCACACGGTCTCACAGGCATCAGATAACACCTGTGAGTTCCATGTCCCCTTTATTCGTCATACTAAGCTCGAAACTCACCACACCGGGGGATTCCCCTGTTTTACGACACGACTCGATCAACATAATACCTTCCAGTTCGCCAGAAGTACGGACGTTCAGGATCTTCACGTTGGCCTCCGGAGGGTCGGAAAACGCGAGTTCTATGAGCCGGTCAATGCCAGCGAAGAGCAAACCTGTGTTCGGGTCTGTCCCGCCGACGCGGGTGTCAGCTTTACCCGACCCGGAGACAGTCACACTTCGTACCAGGGTGCTTTGACGTTCAGAATATGCACCCGATGTCACATTCGTTGTTTCCTCTGTCGCGTTGGCGATGTCCACACCACGGCTGGTGATACCCCCGATGATATCAAATGCGGTAGCCCCCACGTTCTCAATCAACAAAGCCAGCTCAAACCCTTTTTCAACGTTGTCAGCCATCGTTAGACGCCCCTATGTAGTGTTACGTATACAGCTAAAATTCGAACTATACACAAACCGGTTGTTGTCATCCCGCATAACGGGGATAATCCCACTCTCAGGTACAAATTGGGAGTATAACGTCCCTGATACGGTTAGGTCCGTGCGGGTTAGTAGGAATTCGTGCACCTCCCGCAAGACACCGTACACAGGGACCGCACCTTGATTTTTTAAGCCCCGATACAGTACCTGGATCAACGGTTCCTCATAACATCCCGGAAGTACCGCACCTTTCATCCCTGCGTCAACCACTAAAATTTGAGCGTCCGGGTTACCCCACTCACCCCCGAAAAGGTCCACTCCCAACGTGCCAAAGCCGTTGGTTTGCAGTAGTGTCGCTACATCAGCAGCGGGGGAATTCATCTTAAGCGTCTCCTTTGTGCTCTCCGAAGAGAACGTCTACGGATCCGGCTATTTAAAGTCCTAAATATAATATGTTCTTTCATCCAAAATGCTCGTGACAAAAATTTTCGCGTCCCGTGGGGATCCCAGTAGTTGCCTTTCCCGCTCGGTCTAGCCTGCCCCTTCAGTTTCATCGGTGCCTCATGGACTGCGGCAGCGTAAGGTATCCTAAAACCGGCTTTTCCAAAAAATCTACTACGTGTTCGCACCACTTCTACATAGGCACTATCCTGTAAAGGCCCGTACTCCCGTGGTGTTCGACTTTTCGCCAGTCTTGACGTCTGACGTAACATGTCCTCCGCAGCAGCAGAGACATCACGAACTATGGCGTTTACTTCCCTTGCTACCGCACGTGCAACACGTGCCTCCCCCCGGATAGCGATCCCCATCTAAAAAGTTACCTTGTACATCGGACTGGACCCAGGAACACTCACCACTTGTGTTACCCGTTTCGTATCCCCCGGTGGAGGTAGAACTCCTGCAAAATCGCCCACCTTCACTTGCGAAGTGTCAGACACCGATTCTCTCACGTAAGCCACGTCTTGGGTAGCATCCTCGACCCCTTCACCACGTGGGGTACCCGATTGTATCGGGCGTGTGGAGGATCGCAGAGCTACACGTGCCGGGAGCACCGCCACTGTGAAGGTATTGGTCCCCAAACCATCTGAAGCTACGAAGGTCCAAACCGTCAAAAAATCCGGTAGCAGACATGTTCTCACCCGAACACCGCTAACGCATCTGATTTGTCACCGACAGTTAACAGGCCACGGGCGAGGGTGTTCGCTGTCACCCCGTAGTTGGTTGACAACACCCCAAAACCTGGAACCCCCTTTTGGAACTTCACAGCCCACCCCTCGAACTTCTCTTCCAGTATTTCGGGGGTGACTACAGAGGCTATGTGTGCTGCCAGCCAGAGTTCGATCTGGTACAGCTCGTCATCGGTAAAACTCGCAGCGGCGGCCACCCTGTCTACCAGAGTGTTGGCCGCCGCGATAAAGGCCGTACTGTCGTCCTGTGTGGCCTTTATCGTCTGCAATTGTTCGTGCGTAACACGAGACATTACGGCGCGGTGTACGTCAGTACACGGACGCCTGTGTTCCCTTTAGTATCAGCTTTGATAAACGGCACCATCGCTGCATATGTTGTAAACTCAGACGGGGCCATAGGGATAGTTTTCGTGTGGGGGACCGCGATCAAATCGCTTTGGATCCCGACCTGCACAGTCCGGGCTTCCATCTCGACCAGAACAACATCGGTATCTCCGATAACCTCTATTGGAACGATGGCCTTGACAGCATCCACGTCCATCATCCGTTGTTGGACCGTTTTATGTGTGTTGGCCTTATAGTCGTTTTGTAGATTGGTCCACACGGCCTTCCCGACAAACACCACCACGGATTTGGACCCCACGCCGCCCTGCTCGACCCACATATCGCCGATCTGTTCGATCAACTCGACATGTATAACTGCCACATTTGCACTGTCCGACCAATCACTGATCGAACCTGTCCCTGCCTGTGGGTGGTTGGTAAAGCCGTACAGTGGTTTGCCGGAACCTGCGTATGGTACTACGATGCCGGTATTCCCGTTGAAGAGGGTGGTCTCCAAACGTTTCAGGACTTGGTACGCCGACTCATTTAGGCCAAGGGAGGTTTTATACTCAAACCCGGTTTGCCGCCAAGGGACACTGAAAGACTTGTGTGTGATCGGGCAGGGGATAAAAGTCTTAGTGATGACTGTTTGATCTGCGTCGAATTCTGTGGGGTTCATAGACTGTTCAGCGTCTTTATGTTCCCCGATAGACTCAAAACCGATCAACATCTTGGTGATATCAGCACGGAAGGACAGTCCCGCGCTGATCAGCGTGTCCATACCTGCCAGTTTGCGCCGACGGAGTTCGGTAAGTGTCTGTTGGATTTCTAACTGATCTTCATGCCGCACCGTCTCCCCGGAATTGACAATCAAACCTGAGGGGGATATCGCACGGGACGTGACGACCCCACTACTGTTAGTAATTACGTACCGAGACGCGCCAACCGTGGAGTATAAAGGGTCGTGGGTGGTCCCGTACTGCGCCCACAAGTGTCCCCTGGATGCGATTCTTGCGGCGTGTCCATCACGGGATATAGTGTGTGTATTCATCGTGTGTATTCCCTGGTTTTTCTTTTTTCTGGGTGTGTGATACTACAGGATACGGGCCTTGATACGCGCCACAGCACCGCCACCCGAGTTATCGACAGCATCTACTGCCACTGCTAGGGGTACGCTGCCTGTGAGTTTACGTAGGGTTCCATCCCCCGAAGACTCCAACATGTCACCGATCACTACAGCACCAGCAGAGGCCGGAAGGTACGCATATACTTCTTGCCCCCGCATGAATGTACCCCCCCGACATGTGACACCGGACAAATATGCGACACCGATACCGTCTGCGGCGGCTACATTTTCTAAAGCGAAGGTTGTCTCGGCTGCACCAGCAGCGGTGGCGTGTACAGCATACTTACCTGTGGAGTCTACCAAGACCAACATCCCCGGAAGGATACCAGCCGCAGCAGAAAGACGTTCCCGAACAAAAGGGGTACCTTTCGCACCCCCGGTTAACTGAATCGTGGTGGGTAAAGCCATATCATATATCCTTCTTCCCAGAAATAATGGGTGTTGTTATGTAAAAGTCGGTCAGAGGCCCTAGCTAGTCAACGTACTGAACCGTATTGGCGGTAGGGGCTGCGCCCCCCGCAGAAGGAGCCGCAGAAGGAGCCGCAGAAATGAGCATTTTCCGTAGTATCCCCAGTTCCAACGCGGACTTACCTGTAAGCATATCTGGGGTGTAGTCAGACCCCCTAGTGATGCTGTTGACCAAGACCTTCCGGGCCGCAGACTTCTGTTTCTGAAACTCAGTAAATTCGACCCTCGACTCCTGAAACTCGGCAAATTCCGCTTTGTTATCCTTCCATTCTGTCAGTTGCTTCCCGGCCTCTGAATTCGGTAGGATGGTGTGTGTCGGAGCCACACTATGTACCATTTTGTCTACCAACTCAGTTGGCGTTAGACCAAGCAGTGTTTGCTCATCGGCTGCCCCCAGCGAACTAAAACTGTTGGCGATCAATGCGGTGATGATGTTTTTGGACATGTTTTTCTCCTTGGTAGGGATGTACGTAACTCGACGCTCCACTTGAACCGTACCAGCAACGAGGGCTAAGACACCTTCGGTGTTTGTATACTGACGTAAGTATGTAGTGTCGTTAACTTCGTAAATGAGTTGTTTAGAAGATTGATATACTTCTTGTATCCAAGGGTACGAGTCGCTATTTACGACCTCCGCACGTAAAAGACCCTGGAGTCTTCGCTCCACGACCCCCGCACTCAGTTCCTCCTGGAGTACACTGAAGTCGTTCACGATCAACTTAGTACCTGCGTGCTCCCCCGCAGCAGGTTCATCACCGAGGAGAACCGCTACATGATCGACTTTCAAACCCTGAACCGCCGAGGTGTACGGTACTCCGAAGTCGTCAACTCCTTCGGAATTAACGATCTGGGCGGCCGTAACCGCTGTCGAAACACCAACATACTCCTTCGCCTGAATACGGCGTTGCAGCTCGATACCGGGTTCGCTTTGGTTTGCGGTGTTCGTGTCTAGCCAAAATTCTGCTAAGACACTCTTACCCTCTATACGGGCGTTTTTGATGAAACCCCCGACGTTATATATGTTGTTCGCCACCGGGTCTCGTGCGGACACATGTTTCCCGTCGATAACAGGGTGTCCGTTCGGTGCAGGGGCATTGTTAAACTCAGAGATGAGGGGCGTTATTTCTGAGTTCGCATAGAACATTCCCTTCATCGCTGTGTCCCCACGGATAGGGACGATAGGGACCACCAAATGTGTACGACCCATGATGATTTCTTTACGTGAACTTCCTGTCGTGCGAGTGTTTATGAGTATCTTTGGCACGTGACACCTCTACCTGTACTGTGTGATAACGACTTTGTACCCAACCCCCACGTCCACTCCGCTAGGTACCACCTTCACCGCCACAGGGTTACCGGAAAAAGAGGATTGCACCCCTTGACCGTCCGGCATACTGGACCCACCGGTTGTGATGGCCTGGACGGTCCCTTGGTCCTGTAGTGTCTGGAACCCCATGTCATCGTCCGCAGTTTTAGCGTAGACGGTGTACGTGCCGGTGCTTGGAGTTACCGGAGCACCTGAGGCATCTGTAGTCACGATGTCTAGGTAGGTACGTGCAAAATCAGGGCGTACACGTACCACTTCAGGGTCACTTTCCAGGAACAACATCTCCCCCGGAAGTATCGCAGTTTTTAATATACGGCGCATATACCTTCACTCCCTCACGGTATTATGTCGGAAACTTGTCAGTCAGCATCATCTTTTGCAACGTTTTGGCACGGACACCGACCTGCTTAAACCACCGTGAGTCCTCCATCTCCACCCCCGCAGTATCCCAATCCTGGTCAGTTAATGCCTTTAAAAATCTACGGAATCTTAGGAGTCGAGTGATACCGAGATTAAAACACATGTCAACGAGTACGTGTTTCCGTACTTCCGACAGTATAAAGAACACAGGCACCTTTGTGCCCAGGTCGTCCAACACAGCCTGTACGTCTACGGTGAGCATCATCTCAGCTTCCCGTAGAGAGATCCCGTTATCGTCGAGGTTCCTCCCGACGCCGATAGTCAACTTTCCTACTGAACAACGATATGGTTTTAACACCACACCTTCGTGTTTTCGTAATTGCACTAGGAGACGTTGGTACTCCAGGATGAGATGGGTCACGCCATAATCTCCCCAGGTTCGTCATCTACACTTATGTACATCTCTAACCTCCGATTCGAGTGGCATGAGGGTTCTACCCCTCCAGTATACGGACCCTTTCGGCCAAGTCAACGGCATTTTGCTTGGTATCCTGTACTTCTTGCTTGAGATCCTGTACTTCTTGGGTCAAATCAACGACAATTTTGTTGAGTTCCTGTACAGATATTATAAGTATCGGGGTGAAAACGGAGTATTTGACAGAATCTAGCGATTCCCCCGTTGGCGCATTGACGAATGATTCTCTCCCATCAGGCCCGATAACCGCTACTTTTTGTGTTTGCGGGATCGAAACTACCAAGCTAGGGAAAACTCCTTTCACCTCGTCTGCAATGACTCCCAGCAGTTTGGTATCCGGGTCCCCGTTCATGTAATACGATCTAACACTCAGTTTCAGCAGGTCAGGAAGTTTAGAGGTAGCCACCTTGACTGTATTTTTTAAAGTTCGATCTGAGAAAGACGAAACCACCCCGGTATACGTGTTGATATCACCGTTATTTCTGATCGCTGCCACCAAGGTGCTGGTAGCAGTGTGGTCGGAGTAACACTCCAATATGCTGTCCGTTGTGGTTGTCCCATTTCGGTACGCACGTAAAGCCAGCGCGTCTGACACATTAACGACATCGAGTGTGGCTTGGGGATCTTCGGTGCCGATACCGGTTGGCCCCGAAGCATTGTTCCTCCCGGTCGATTCCATTTTGTTGAAAGCCGCTGTGTCTTCATATCCGAACAGTCGGAAGGATGTCACTGCGGCGACCGTACCACTGGCAACAGCAGTGACGTTTATCCTGTGGTAGTTATAGGGTGCCCAGTTCCCTTCATCAATCGCATATACGTTATAAATCCAAGGGTATGCGGTTGCACCGGTTACGGTATCTAACACATCCCAGGCGCTGCCATTTGTCGAACCTTCAAATGTGAAGTCTGAAGGCATCCTTTCAGGGTTATTTGGATAAGTCGCGATCTCATACCTGACGATGGTTCGTGCGAGTCCTGCGAACTGATAGCCAAGCTGGAACGGGAAGGTCACGCTCTCTTTCTGCCAGGTTGCCCCCTCCAACCCAGTGAAGGCTGTCCAGGCTGTTGTCGGGGACAGTGACGCGGATGCGATATGGCCCTCCGCAGAAACATTACTGGCATGTATACCTGTCTGTGACGTAGCTGGGGGTGCAGAACTAACCTTTTCGTACCCATTAAGCGCAAGTTCAGCCAAAACCCAGTATGTGGCATCACCGTTGTTCGCGGTGACATTGAAACGGTAGTACCTGTAGGGTTTACGTAGGATCGCGGGGATAGTGAAGGACCGCAATTCCGATACCGACCAGTTTGTCTCCCCGGTTACCGTGTCCAAGATATCGAAATCGATACCGTTAAGAGATCCTTCAAAAGTCCAATCTTTGGACGTTCTAGCGAGGTTCTGGTTCCATGCCGTGACGTCATATGAAGCGATGACCCGCAATGGGGTATCCCCATAGTCATACGTGACATACCCAAACGGTGCGGTCGTGGATTGTGCGTACAGTGCGACTGTGCCGTTGAAGGCTTTCCACGCATCTACGGCGTTGCTGGTCAAGGCGTGCCCCTGCGTAGAAGAGGAAGATGTCCACACTTCGGTTTGCGGAGAATCTCCGGGAGGATCCTCGGAGGTTTCAACGGTTACGCTAGTGAAAGTAACCGTACTATCGGTGTCGAGTTCTTGGTCGTGTATATCACCTCCCCCCCCGCCACCACCACCCATGGCAACGACCCACGATGTACCGGCGTCAGTGGTTTTGTACGTGATGACGTACACAGCGTCCAGTGTCGAAAAGTCTGGTGCTGTTCCAGTCATCCACACCCCCCCGGTGGGAAGTGTGATTGTCTTGGCGTCGGATGTGTGTTGTGTAACGATCCATGTCGCCGTACCACCCTTGCCTGTGTCGGGAGGGTTGCCAATGGTCAGGGCGGTGATGTCTTCGGTCAACGTGGTGGTGAAGACGTTGCCGAGAGCCATGTCGAGCGTTATCGCTCCGGAGGTCGAGGTTGGTGTCGTTCCTGTTTCAGCCCAGTCCTTCAGTTCTGGGCGTTGCAGTACCTGGTCGGCCATGTTGATACTGGCGGAGCGTGTCTCCGTTTCGTTGGTGAAAGAGACATTGGCTATCGATTTCGTGGAGTCTTTTACTTTTCGTGTCTCACCGTCAGAGATGGTCAGGTTCGCGTCTGCGGCGGCATCACCAGTATCGTTCCAGACCACATCGGCATGGTCATATACAGCATCCTCAACCTGACTACCGTCGTCGTTTTGGTAGTATGCTACCTTACCTGCGTTCCCTGGGGCGGCAGGCTTTATGACATCCCCTGTACCTTCCCCACCAGTTCCCCCCGCTGGGGAGACCAATTGGAACTGGGTACCGTCATGTACCAGGAGGACAAGATGGTCGGTGTCGATCTCCCCTCCGGCCAACGCAGCACCCCTGAATTGTACCGCAACCGCCCCCACCCCGGAAGCGTTCACTGTAACACTCCCAGTATTCGCACCTCCCGCGACGAACGACAGTACCAACCCGGCATGGTACACCACCACGGCTTGGTCCGAAGTTAAGGTTATCTCGTTCGCAGACCCCCCAACACCACTGGCGTACACCCCTACGTTGGCCATATTCACGTCCCTATTCGGCCAATATCTTGTCCGCGTAGCCCCTGTTTCGACATCAGACATGTCTGTTGCTAACCGTTTGGTGGGGTCACTATCGTCATATATACGAAACGCGCCCGTTGGGAACGTCGTCGCCTGCGCACTGCCTCCGGTCCCGGTAATCGGGTTGGTGACGAGATTTCGTTCCTCCAGAAGGGTAATAGTCCCGTTGTCCTGGGTACGGTGCCGAAAAGTTCCTTGCCACACAAGGGCCATGGTACCCGGGTCCACTAGAGTGTAGACATTTTTATTGTCCGCGTCTGATGTGGCTTGGTCGTCAGTACTGTAACTACCTGTCGGTAGGTTAACCGCATACCAAGACCCGTCCGCAGTGGTGACCACGTGGATGACAACGGTGTACCGTGTACCGGACAGTGAACCCCCACTGGAGTCTTCTGTGATCTCGTTGAGGTCGCTTATCTCCCCCCACGCATTTGTAGCATGGTTCATTACTCGCAAGAGGCTTCCTGTGCTGGTGTCGATGTTGGATGTCGGTTGTTGGTGTACTTGGTCCACAACACCCGCTGTGGCTGCGAAGTCCACGTTGTCCAGGGACCCTGCGTTCACCGTGATGTCCGAGGATCCCACACACCCCGCGCGTACAACAGCAGGTAAACCCGCGAGTCTGTGCCCCAGGTGCTGTGCGTGGTCCTGGACTTCGTTCATGCGTCTACGGTTGGTGTACGCCTTCCCGTCAGCCTGTACGGTGGGGGCGGATTGTACATGGGAGTACCCGAGGGTGACATGTGGGGTGGTCGGGAATCCCGTGGTATTCGTCGCCAAAGAGACGACACCACCGGATTCCTCCAAAAATACGAAATTTGTAGTGGGTGAGGTGTCCGTGCCAGGAGTTAGAGCGATGGTTGCTGCTGGGGTTGATGCCAGGGTGTAAGTGCGTCCCTCAAACTGGCAAGGGATATCCCCCCCACCGTCCCGCTCAACAGTAGCCAGTACGTTCACCCCGTCGGTGCTGTTCACCCGGATGGTAAACACCTCCAACACACACCCGTTGGTCCAACCTTCGATAGACGCCACCCCAGCGGAGACGTGCCCAGACACCAAAGTGCGTTGTCCAAACCGGTCTGCTGGGAGGAAAATAGCTTCGCCTTCGTTTGAAAAATCTGTGGCAGCACTGTTGACGACCAGTACTCCCCACAAATGGATTTGGTCAAGGTTTACATCTGTCTCCGTGACCGTGCCCACATCCGCCAAGGCGAGGGAACAGTTTTGGTAGTTCTGCTGCCCGTAGACAGCCACCAAGACTTCTCCATCAATTGAGTACCGTAACTCTACCACTTGCCACTCGTGCGGTTGTAGGGTCCCGTTGGGTATCCCCCCGGGGCCGGTCCCTCCCGTGTTGTCATCATAAACGGAAGGATCGAACGTGGTTATCAAAGCGGTGGTGTCAACACCTCCTCCCTCACGCCAAGCGGCATATAATGGTTGCGGTGTTAGTGCGGCACGGGTTACATAGTGCGGGTTTTTCCGTGACGTCCCTTGGTTGAAGCCGAGGCGAAAAATATCATATGTGGACCGGGCGAATTTTGCCTCCCCAGGCACCCCAGAGATATCCCCTTTGGTTCGGATACTGCCGACAGCTAGTCCCATGTCGGAAATGGCATGTGAAGGTGCCCCGATTGGTACTTCTATCTGGTTCGACACAGTGTCTACCGTAGTCAGGTCTACGTGGTTTACGAACCCTATGTAAATCACGTCCCTTAGTTCCTCGGGGGTGAACAGTTCTGTTTTTTGGACGAGTTCCCCCGCAGCATCTACACCCAGGATCGTCGTTGGGTCGGTGTTTATGTGGGTTAGTACCACGTCCACCAACCCCGTGAAGTTTACCGGGACACGAACCGGGTTTTCAGGGTCTGTATACCCATCGACCACAATCCCTCTACCCACTCCGATATCAATTTTTGTCGGGACAACGTTGATAGATATCACAAACCCGGATATCAAACCGGTTGATTCGTCCACGTTCCGTAAAGTGGCCGGGGTGATAGCCGCATCCGGCACGGTACCAACCTCAGCCTCGTCAGTAGTGGCGAAACGCATTACTCCGGCAACACCTTCCGTTGCCTCGGAAGGTACACCTTCATTCGCTGGTTTCAGTGCCATCGGTATTTTCCTCTACAGATTTAATAGTTAATTTTTCTGGTATGTCCAGCCCAACACTTCGCAGTGTGGCTTCCGGGTCCAATCCAGTACCCCTTATGCCCGTGAGAACTTGGTTCAAGGCTCTTGCCTTCTTCAGTGTGTTGTCTGAATGTTCGGTCTCGTTCAGAGACTCTTGTATAGGCCATTCCACCTTCACATCTTCGGGTACGTCCAACATCTCCGCCCGTACTAAGGGTCGCAATGCCGCCAACAGGAATTCGGTACAGACTGAATTCTGCCGTTCCGCTATCACACTGTTCCAACTAGCCTTGTCTTCATTACCTCCCAATACCCCCCCGCCTTTGCCAATTAGCAGGCGGATAGGTATACGGTATATCCCGGCTAATTCTTCTACTATAACCGTGAAAATATCACGTGGGGACACCATGCCTGGTTGCACAACGTCAGCACTCATACCCTGTAGGCGAAGGTAGCTGGAGAAGTTGTTCGTGAAGGCTTCTGCCTCCGTCCGCATCGCTTCTTTTGCTTCCGCAGACAAATTCAATTTTGTGTCTTTGTCCGTCGTCAGTACATACTTCTGTCTGGCATTACCGTAGTACGCTTCCGCTGCCGCGCCTACAGATTTCTCCTTGTCTATCAACAGGTTCCACGCAGGCCCAAGCGCATTCACCCCAAAATAGTCATTTTCCAAAGCACCTTCGGCCAAATGTGCAATCCGGGACCAATGTACTTTCACTGTGTGTATCGTGCCTGCCCCGGATTGTGTATATATCTGATATACTAGGGGCTTACCGAACCTCTCGCTTGTGGGGTCTGAATCCCATTTCAAAACCGTGGCACTGACCTCACTATAGGGGTTGTGGTATACTTTCGACAGACTACCCCCGGTACTGACGGGGGAGTCAAGGTTCCCTCCGTCGGGAACCCCCACCAACAGGACGGAGTACCGACCTATCCGATTCAGGACATCTGCACGCTCCATTTTTCGGAAAAAACCTTTAGTCACCAGGGTAGCTAACTCTGTTTTCAGGATCTCCGTACCGTCCAAAGTGGTGAGTTTCGGGGGTTTACGCCAACACGCTTTTGAAATCGCGGAGACGAGGGTGTGTGCAATGCCGCCCCGTAGGTACATGCTGAGGTAGTTTTGGTACGTAAGGTCCTTCCCGTACCCGAATACTGTGTTTAGATCCCGTTTACCGTCCGGGGACACCCCGTGCCCTAAATTTTGGGGTCGGATAAACTGCATCACACTGTTCAAGAGAAGATTTAATTCCATGAAAACACCTCTGCCATCCTGCCAACACCTAGCATGTCCTGTACAGCGTCCATACAGACGTCCACCTGATCGTCATGTGCATGTGTGTTGTCTGCACGAAACGCACTGTGTTCCGTCACAAAGTCATGTACATACTCCGCACCCTCCGGCAATACTACTTTCCCTGCCGCGACGGACGGTGCCGCGTCCATTGCGCGGGTGAGCTTATCAACAGACCGTTGTATTGGGAGTATAGGCACCGGCAACGTGTTCTCTAGGGCCTGTATCAGCCCGGTACCACTGGCCTTATCCTCCACCATGACGTACCGTAAAGCCCCATATGTCGTATGTGTACGGTAGTGCTTGTCTACAAACATCTGCATTTTTTGCTGTAGTGTCGGGGCTTTCCACCTCCCACGCACCATATCTATCAGGTATATCCTACCCTCATAGAATCCCCACAACTGAATGACACTGAAATCGTGAACTTTTTTCTCTTTTTGCGCAGTGTCGGCGTACATACCCAACCATTCAAAAGCAGGGGCAGCTCTCACATCATAGTACCTCCACCACTCATATTCAAATAGTATATCGCCAATGCTCCTTGGCCGTTGATCATATTGGCTGTCAAAAGTTGTGGGGGCAGCACCCTTAAGCCGCATCAACTGCTGCGTGGTGTGCTTCTTTGGCCACAAGGCCCCCTCGGGCAGGGACGTGATGTCCAGAGGTACCCCGTGATCATACTCCGCTGGGTAAGGCTCCTTATGGTCAATGTTGGCCGGGAGCAACAGGTGGTGCCACTGCTCCCCGCTCCCCCCTCGGAGGAGGTACCCACAGAGATCATCAGGGTGTAGTCGCTGCATGATCACAACGATGGGGTTGTCTTCCTGCGCCAAGCGGCTTTGGATAGTATTGTTGAACCGGTCATTTACAGCGTTCAACATGACCGGACTCTTAGCCTCGTCGGGCTTCAGGGGGTCGTCGATCAGAATCGCTCCGGTGAACCCCTCCCCCATCCGCCCAGCACGGAAACCGGTCACCTGCCCAGCCGCAGAAGTGGCGTACAGGCCCCCCCCCAACTCAGTGTACCAAAGCTTTTTGGAGTTCATGTCGGCCCGGATAGCCATAGGCCATAGTTTCTGGTACTTCGGACTGGTGATGATCTCACGTGCTGCTGTACTGTTCAGCAGTGCCAGATTGTCGGAGTAACTGAGGTGTAAGAACCGTGCTCTCGGATTGGTCGCCAGACCTTGAGCAACCCCGGTTACCACAGCCAGTTGTGTCTTGGTATATGACGGGGGGACATTGATAATTAGGCGTGTGATCTCACCACGAAAGACTTTTTTTATGGCATCTGCTATCAACCGGTGGTGTCCACCTATGAAAAAACGTAGCCCTTCAAGATCAGGGTAGAAGTACCGAAGAAACCGTAACGGATCGTTCGCCAACTGGTGTCGAAGGACTCGGATGCCTTGCACGGTGTCATCCACATGCCACCAGGACAATTACATGGAAGCCTGCGACCCCTAGCAAGACACCGAACAGTAGGGGGCTACAGAAGTCCTTCAAAGTGTGGGGTGTCGCGACACCTTTGCCTTCCAGCATCATGGCGTTTCCACACAGGTGTGTCTGTGTGTCTGTGTGTGTGTGTCCGATTTTCCAGACAGTTCCCAATTCACGTCATACATGGACCCCAGCAACGCCACGACAATGGCGACAGCCACCGGCACTAGAGGATCTGTACTATCCTTTTCCAATACCTTGCCTGGGCGACAAGGCCTTTTAGGACGACGTTTCTCTTCTCCAACAGTGGTACTATCGGGTGTCGCCATGTTAAAAATTCTCCTCAAACCAAGTGTCCACCAACATCACATCGTCCACAGTCAACGGGGTTGCTGCCCCCTCCACGTCGGACGTGTGCAGATTGACATCTACAGCCTTCATTGTCGGATGCGCGTATCTTGCCAGTTCGGTTAGTGTTTTTATTTTGATTTCAGGACGGATGTATGTCTCTTGCAGTGCTTCAGTCCCTTTTTGTACCAACTGGTCACAGAGTTTACGGATCTCTCGGTGCGTGGCGGGGGTCGGTTCTTCGCAGGACAGATCCCGTATGTGGGAGACATACACAAGCAGGTTTGTTAGGAAGGGGTGGTCACTGGCGAGATGGTTGCCACGTACTACTTGTACCAGTTCTTCAATAGGATCGAAGCCGTACTGCTCGAACAGTTCCTTCGCACGACGGGGTCTACGGACGTGGGTGCGGGGTTCTTTTTTTATGACGTCCCCACTCAACACCGGCATGTCCGTTACCTATAATTGTTTGTCCTGGTGGGAATGTCCGTGGATGTATGCGTGTTCACGATTCACCCACGGACACCGTGAGCACAACAGCAAAGGTAGTGTTGCACACGGTACGTGCGACTGTCAAGCACATAAGCCTGTAACACTAATGTCATTAACGTTTTGGAAAACTTGAAAATTTTATGTAGATGGGGTGGTGTTTCGGGAGTGTTTTTGAAAATTTGAAAATTTGAAAATTTTAGTATGGGGGTCGCCCAAGGGCGTTTTTCGGTTTTCGCTTGGTCAACTCGACAACTAAAGGGGTGTGTGTGTCGTCCGGTCAATCAATCGTAGGAACAGGGTACCACCCCGACCGGCACGGGGTCAAGAAGAAAAAAGGTGTGTCTGCACATTTTTTCATGAGGCAGAGAGGAGGCAGGCAGAGAGGAGGCAGAGAGGAGGCAGAGAGGAGGCAGAGAGGAGGCAGAGAGGAGGCAGGTAGAGAGGAGGCAGGGAGGGAGGCAGGGAGGGAGGCAGAGAGGCAGGGAGGGAGGCAGAGAGGAGGCAGGGAGGGAGGCAGGGAGAGAGAGAGAGAGGAGGCAGAGAGGAGGCAGGCAGAGAGGAGGCACTTTCAAAAATAATGCACTTTCAAAAATAATGCACTTTCAAAAATAATGCACTTTCAAAAATAATGCACTTTTTTTAAAAAAGTACTTTACAAAGAAAATGCAGTGGTGTACCTTGAAAGTCAGATGTATCAAAAACACACCAGCAGCAGCACAACCGGGAGCACAACAAATGCAGATACAGACCAAAATCTTCGTAGAATGCCTCGCCACCCTAAACGCCGGCGGTAAAAAAGGGGAGTGGATCAACATCACAGACGTAGTAATGGAAGATGTCTTTCACGCGGCCAACGCGGTATCAGGGACATGGATCATTACAGACTCTGAAAACCTGGGCGTAGATATGGAAGGGTTCCAACCCACAAAAATGTTGGTAGAACGGGCGGCCTTGGTGCAACGGTACGGCCAAGAGTTTTTACGTGCTCTGGCATCCCACCCCCACCCCACCGCGTTGGCAATGTTCGCTTAACACCAAATATGGGAGTACAGCACATGCAGACCGACAAACTGCCTCGAGTAACGATATCCGACATCAAGGCCCGATGTTCCGGGCACTTTTTTGATCGTGCCACCATGCGTATGTTTAACGACACCATGGCAAACTTCCGTGTGACACCCGATCATGAGAACAAGGTGTACCTGATCACCCGCAAACGGGAAACCCAACCCGGCAACAAGAACGCTCAGTGGGCGTATGATCCCGCCACACGTGGTATATCGTTTAGTGGGGTGTCGTGAAGTGGGACACTACGTGATGACCGAACCTGGCACCCAGGACACCACAAACACCCTACTTTTCGCCTTGCGTACCAACATGCTGTGTCACATGCGGACGTCGGAAAGTAGGACCGGTATACCTTTGGACACCCGAATACAGGTGAACACATCAATGTTGAAACTGTGTAACGCGGAGATCCAGGCCGGGAGCGTAGCAGGTGCCAGGATTGATACATGGTTGTGTGTCCACAGAAACCAAGCGAACGAGAACACATTTATCAACAGCGAAAAGGAAAACGACACATGAAACCCCTAGAATGTCAAATTTACATAGAGTGCCTTGCTACACGAAGTACAGAAGGCCACCACGGGGAGTGGTTAGATATCACGGATATGGACCGTGACGACATAGAGAGCGTAATACTGCACTTTATCCGGTGTAGCCCCACAGAGGGGGCTGAAGAGTGGGCCGTTACGGACACTGACAACCTGGGGGAGGACATGGAAGGTAACCCCAGCCCCGACACCCTAGCGGAACGGGTGGCTAACGTACAAGAACACGGCCAACCTTTTTTGGCTTTCATAGCGGTGTGTCCTGGTGACCCCGAAAAGTTCGAGGATACTTACTGTGGGGAACATGAAAGCGAGTTAGCCTATGCAGAAGAAATGTTCAACTCTCGGTATACTGTACCTGAAGGTGCCGCCCCCTACATAGACTATGACGCCTTTCGGAGAGACATTTTTCTGGAACATTTTTCCACACCATGTGAGGGTGGGGACGTACATGTTTTTAGCACCTCCCAGTGACCAACTTTTACCACAGGACACGTGACATGCTATTTTTATACCCTGAAGTGTATGTGCAGTGTACATACTCCGAAAAAGTAGATTCCCCCTACGGTGAGTGGGTGGGTTTACCCGGACTCAACGAACATGGGATACAAAACGCTTTCCTTAACGTACTACGTGACAGTCCTATAAAAGACGTCGCGGGTTGGGAAATGTTAAAATTTCGGGATTTTGGCGTGTGTCCTTTAGGCCCCCCGTCGTTTACAGATATGTGGTACCGGTGGCGGTCTATCACAGAGGACGCAAAAGTCCACGAATTGTTTACGACCATATACCCGGATGCTACGTGTGCAGATTTCAACACGTCGTACCAAGGGACCTGGGGGAGTGAATCGGCTTATAGTGGCTGGCTGTTCAGAGACAGGTACACGGTGCCTGACGAACTAGAACCCTATATTGATGACGATAAATTCAAGGAGGAAATTTTCACAACACACCACGCTGTGCGGGATAGGTTCGGGGCTTTGCATATTTTTAAACCTGTACCTTACCACATAGCCTGTAATGACTAACTGCAAAAATCCTGCGCAACAGGGGGATGACACCCGTTTCGGTTGACAGAGCCAGAGTGTAGGATTTTTGCAGCAACACAAAATAAACGTGTAAGATTTTTGCAGCAACACACTAGGGAGGACCCTTTGAGATGGCGACCATCAGCGTAAAAGAGCGCGAAACCCGCAAAATGCTACAAAAAAAGCGAGACTTCCGAAGATCCGTTAGGACTTCCGGTATCAGAACAGACGTACTAAAGCTGTTAACAGGTTATATTAGTGGTTGTGAGGAACAGCTTGAAGATCCGACGCTAGTAGGGTTTTTGGGGTACACAATCCAAAACAGCCCTTTCTAGGCCCTTTCTAGGCCCTTTCTAGGCCCTTTCTAGTGTGGTGGGTGTCCCGCGTTAAAAAGTCTCTCAAACCTCGCAAACTTCTGCTTTGGGAGGTTTGAGAGACTTTTTAACGCTCCTATACCCTTGGAATATAGGTAGGTTCGAGGTGTGCGGGCCTGTGTTGCGTTTTTAAGGGCAAAGTGGTGTCTACCTACCAAAACCTACACACTGTCGCTTAGGAGGCTTTACAGAGGGTTTTTTGTTTTGCTCTTTATGACCGCCGAAAATGAGGGAAAAGAGACAGGAAACGATTTACGGGACTAAAAAACACACCCTCCTTTTTTCTCCACCACACCATACCTTGGAACGGCTAAGACATTGATTAACTACACATAACACCGAAATAAAGGGTACCACACCCACCAAACACCCATTGAACCTCGTGGAAGCGAATCCGGCAAAAATGCCGTGGGGGGAGCTCGCAAACTAGATTTTTTAAAAAACGGAACCTGAGAACCTCTAAAACAGACTCCCGCTCTCTCAAACATATCCCCCCTTCTCCCCTAGGGGGAGAGAAGAAGGGGTGGAGATGTGTACCGAGAAAGCTGCGAAAAATTTCTCTCAAACTTCTACTTTGTGAGGTTTGAGAGATTGAGAGACTTTCGTTAATTATACTCGTCTTTTACCCTAAATTTCCCATTCCACATTTTTACATTACTACAACTTGGAGACTTTTGATGCCCTACACCATAGAATTCCATTCGAATGTCGATATTGAAGGCCACGACCCGAACACCATGTTCACACTACGGTACGCGGTGCGGAATGCAAAAGGCCGCGTCTATATCCCCAACCCAACGCAAAAACGGGTGTTAGACCTACAAAACGCACTCACCACGGCAACCAAAAAACCACGACAGTATCGTACACGGAAGCCACACACGGGGAAAAATACACAGAGTGCACATAAACAGCTACTGACTTGGATGGGTGTCGATAAAACGTTGGATCCCGAGTGGGGGAATGTAGCTAACTTCTCAGCCATGACAGGCCACCGACTTTTTTTCTCTCTCCGAGAGGGGGGTTACAATGTCTACTTCCCCATTTCCACTTTCATGCCACAGGAAAGTGTATGGTGTGTATTCGTGCGTGGGGCTTTAGGGTACACGGTGCTGGAGTGCTCCACCGGCCTTGCACTCTTCTCAGGCTTTAACACCCTCAAGGTCACAAAACAAAAACTTAAAAATGTAACCCTGAAGGGGGATAACTTAGTCCACGCCATCTCGCGCGCACCAAAAGTGTGCCAAAAAACGGCAGCACAAGAATGGTTCCGGTCATATGGCGTGGATTGGGGGTGGGCGTTTGACCCACAGGACGGTGTGAAATGACGGGCGAAAAGGAACGCCAAGCCGTTGGTTGTGTCGAAATACAGGGAACTGTATATGTTGGCAGTGTATCAGCCCACGACGAATTGATTTGTGAGGATTTAGACGTGGCAGACATGTGTGTGGGGCTGAGTAGTGTAATGTCGTCACGTCCGTCTTGGAAAAAGGGTGCGTGTTTCGAGACACACCGATACCGGAAAGGTGGACATGGGTAGCGTCCCTCTCTTCTTCTGGGGTCCCTCTCTTCTTCTGGGGTCCGTCTTTTCTTCTGGGGTCCCTCTC